GCAAAGAAGGCCGTGCTGACATCCGCGTCAGCCCCAAAAAATAATTTGGAGTACAGCATGTCACGCCAAATGCACCTCAACAAAGGACCAAGTGGGATGGCTGCACGCACTGCGTGCGGTCGCAATGTCCTGCGTACACCGATGTCAACAAACTGGACTGGCTTTCTTGCAGAGCCTGAGCAGTATCGTTGCATCAAATGCAGCAGCTCCAAGCAAGCCGAGTTTAATGCTCGCGTAATGGCCAAACAGCAATGACATGGCCATTCCCCCCGCCGGGGGGTCCAATCCCGGTCAAAGAAAAAAAAGTCCCGCCCACCGATTTACCTGAAGCACCCTGGAGCACATCATGAGCACCGTAGAAGTTGGCCGAACAATTCACACCACCCGCAAGTCCCGCAAGATCAGTATTGACGAATGGGAGCGCGGTGAGATCTATGTTTCAATCCGAGTGTCGGGCGGTAGCACCTATTGCTCGATCACCCTTGACCAGGCGCGCGAGATGATCAACGCCCTGGAAGCATTGATTGAACACACAGAGGCAAACCAATGACTGAGATCAACTCAACCACCCGAATGTTCCCCAGGACGATGCAAGAGGCGTTTGAAGACCCTGTGGAGACAGCGCAGTGGTTTTACCCGCCAGAGCGCAACCTGACCCTTGAGAGCTTCATGTTGATGCTTTCCGGCATTGGCATCTGGCTATTCATAGCATGGCTTTTCTTAGGAGTTTGAAATGACAAATGATCAAATATTCATCATCATCGGCAACATCATGGTCGCCACCGCAATGAGAGACAACAAAACATTTTGCGCGGCAATTGGCCTGGTGTACGTCGCCGCGGCTCTTGTCGTGGTGTTCACAAAGATCTAAGGAGGAAAGATGGAAAAGAAAGAACTGAGCGGGCTGGCCCGCCAAATCCTGGGGAACAGCCAAGCGGTCAAGTTCTTCACCCAACAGGAGTTCGATGCCGCAATCACGATCGCCAAGGCGGAGATCATGACGGTGGCCATTGAGACCACCAAGAAGGCGATCTTCATTGAGCGCGCGGCGTGCGCAGACGTAGTCAAAGAGCTCGCAAGCCAAGAGGATGAGGGTGAAGTAAGTACGGCACTTAAAAACGCGGCAGAAGCCATTTTGAACCGTATCCCATCGCAGAGACAGTAATGACATTCGCATCACGCATATCCCCAGCCAACCGAATCCGTGAGCGGCTTGACCTTCCTGAGTTGATCAAGACCTATAGCACTGTAGTGCCATTGGAAATTGAAACCGACTCAGGCGGATACATTCCTCGCGGCAGCTTGTTTACCTTCAACAACGAAAACCTCCATCAATTCATTGCAGAGATCGTCCAGCACAGCTATGAAGAAACACTTGCACTCATTAAACGTCAGATTGAATCCGGCGCAATCTGATGATCCCATTTGGGACGTCAACCAACTTCTGTACATCGTGAGCGCTTTGGCGCTGTTCGTGATGTACCTCGACATGAACTATTGGAGGCCATGATGGCAACACGCAAAAAAATTGAAGAGCCCACCTACACAATGCCGCAAGAGGTCAAGGACTGGATTGACCGCGCAGAAAGCATCATGCGCCGGCAGAAGTCGGAGATCGAGCGCTTGAAGGAAGAGAACAAGACACTCAAAAGCTACCGAAAGTGGGCAGAGCAGCGCATTCTGAACGTCAGTCCAGAATAAGTCAAAAGAACTAACTCAGTAATCGGATTACTCATGAACGCAACAGACATTCACATCACTCTCAGCATATCGGCTGAGGCTTTGAGCACGATTTGCCGCACCGCGGGCTTCATCATCTTTTGTGTGCTTACGTCGCGCGCGCTGATGGCGCTGAAGGGCAAGCTATGAACGACGAAAACAAATCCCAATGGGGAGGCATCGACCAGCCGTCGAACTGGGATCCCAACCACAACCGCCCAGCATTTCCAGCCAATCATTTCGATATGGCTGAAGGCGAACATGGGTTAACGATGCGTGATTATTTCGCTGCCAAGGCGATGCAGGGATTGATCAGTTGTCCTGATTGGCGCGAAAACGCGGGAGAAGATGTGGGCATGGATGCATCCGACTACACCGCTGGCGCCGCATACATGATGGCAGACGCAATGCTGAAAGCGAGGGATCAATGACCCGAGACGACATCATTGAGATGGCCAAAGAAGCCAAGCTGCCCTACGAATATGAGACTGGGATTCCTCTATACCTGGACAAGCTGGAGCACTTCCTGGCGCTTGCCCGGCAAAAGATGCAGGCCGAGGTAGAGGTGGAGCTCAACATCCTGATGAAGCGTCACGAGGAGCTCCTGGGGGAAATGTCCGCAATGAGGGAGCGCACATGACACCAACTAACAAACTGCGCTTTGTTGAGCGCCAGCATGGGATTGGAATGTCCATCAATAAACCCTTCACAAGACAATAATCCGTAAGCTACACTCCAGTCCATTGTGTGCGCTGAAAGACTGCGCGATGAGGACTGAAACATGTCAGTAGACACTAACAACGGAAATAAACAACCCGAAAATACGGGGGAGGGTAAGACAACCCCCAAGGGAAAGGGCGGCAGACCGCCTGGAAGCCCCAACAAGGCGACGGCGACAGCTCGAGAGGCCATAGCAGCCTTCGTGGATGGAAACGCTTATAGGCTCACAGAGTGGCTTGATGCAGTAGCTCATGGAGTGAAGGTTGAGAAGGAGAACCCGGAGACGGGGGAGGTGGAGACGAACTATCTTGTGCCACCGAATCCTGCAAAAGCCTTCGATATGTTCCAGAGCGTGGTGGAGTACCACATCCCGAAGCTGGCGAGGACGGAGCTGACAGGTGGATTGGATGTGGACGTCAAGGCAGATGTGTCCGTGGATGTGTTCGGAGAGTTGCTCGACAACCTATTGATGCAGAAGCAAGATGCAAAGCGCAGCCGAGACTGAGAAGTTCAAGAAGTATTACGAGAACCTGCCGCTGAACCACAAGATCGCTGTCAACTGGCGACTCAAGTGGCTGCAAAAGGCTCACGCTCACCAGATCGAGCCGGCAGGGGATTGGTGGACGATCTTCTTGATGCTCGCCGGCCGTGGAGCTGGAAAGACCAGAGCTGCAGCCGAGACCCTTGGATGGTGGGCATGGAAGCAGCCCAAGACCAGGTGGCTGGTGTCAGCCCCAACCTCAGGGGACATCCGCGGGACATGCTTTGAGGGTGACTCCGGGCTGATCAACGTCATCCCCGAAAGACTGATTGGCGACTACAACAAGAGCCACAGCGAACTCACCCTGATCAATGGGTCGTTCATCAAGGGCATCCCAGCGTCGGAGCCAGAGCGCTTCCGCGGCGGCCAGTGGCATGGAGCATGGCTGGACGAGCTGGCAGCCTGGGATTACCTCCAGGACGCATGGGACCAGATCCAGTTCGCAGTCCGCCTGGGAGAGAAGACACGGATCATCGCCTCGACCACACCGAAGCCCAAGCCGCTCATCATGGAGCTGCTGTCGCGCGAGGGAGATGACGTCGTCGTCACCAAGGCTTCGACATACGTCAACGCAGCCAACCTTGCTGAATCCTTTCAAAAGCAGATTCTGCAGTATGAAGGCACCAACCTTGGCCGCCAGGAGATCCACGCTGAGGTCATTGACCCCGAAGAGGGCGGTATCGTCAAGCGTGAGTGGTTCAGGCTGTGGCCAGATAAGCGTCCGTTCCCCAAGTTCGAGTACATCATCCAGTCCTACGACTGTGCCGCCAGCGAGAAGACGCACAACGACCCGACGGGCTGCATCACGTTTGGCGTGTTCAAGCCAGAGGACGGCGGCATGTCCGTCATGGTGATTGACTGCTGGACAGAGCATCTGCAGTACCCTGACCTGCGCCCCAAGGTGATCGACGAGTTCGAGACGGTGTATGGCGAGGGAAGAGACAAGAAGCGCCCCGACCTGATTCTGATCGAGGACAAGAGCGCCGGCATCAGCTTGATCCAGGATTTGAACCGCGCGCACGTCCCAGTCATTGGATACAACCCGGGTAAGGCCGACAAGGTCCAGCGCCTGAACATCGTGGCCAACATCATCAAGGCCGGCCGAGTGTGGGTGCCTGAGTCAGGTGAGCGTAAGGGATTCGTAAGGAAGTGGGCTGAGGGCATGGTGAGCCAGATCTGCTCGTTCCCGGAGGGGGCGGAGCACGATGAGTATGTGGACTGCACCAGCCAGGCGCTGCGGTACTTGAGGGATGGTGGCTGGATCACGATCGACATCCCGCGGCGGGAAGACTATGACGAGGACGACCTGATCGATGCTGAAGAGTTCAACCGCAAGATGAGGCGGGTGAATCCATATTCTGTGTAATCGGATTACTGAAGGGGTGATGATGAGCGAGGATTATTTGTATCAATCGGCGGAGGGGGGCAGGTATGAGAGGGTCACCAACATTGCTGGGGTCAAAACGACTATTTGCCACAACCGATTCGAAATTGTTTGCCGAGACAGGGCGGACATCAACGAGCAGCAAGTCGTTGCTGACCTCAAAGAGTGGATTGCCAAGCAGCGCCCGCAAGAGGTGTGAAGCCTTGGGTGTTTGTCAAGGATGGTGTACCGATTGCCCACATAGAGTGGTCAAGGCATAATTGATGCAATATCCATACTGAGGTCCATATGGCACTGACACCCGAGCAACTGGCTGATCTTGAACGCCTACGAAAGATATTCGTGCCACTGGCAGAGCAGGCACGGCGTGACA